CAGCTTGGTTTCTTCTTCGAACGAACGCTCGGAAGATTCTGTTTCAAAAATCTCTTTGTGCTGTTCGCCGTACTTTTTGTACTCAAGACCAAAAAGTGCGTTAAGCCCGGGGAGTAGTTCTTTAAGTAGTTGTGCGCGTGAAATAGCCATGATTTAGCTCCTTATACGCCGACGGCGGTTTCGTAAGCGTGCATACCGAAGTTGAGCTTTACGATCACTTCCGGATAGAACGTGTTGCCACCAGAGACAAAGGCGGTATCAGGCACAACGTCAACGATGCGAATCGGCAGAGTGTCTGTCGTAGCAGTCGAATCAAGCAGTGCAATTTGTGAGTTGCCGGGTGCTGTGATTGTGGTGTTGTTTACGATAGTGGCGTTTTCACCAACAGCCGTATATTGAACGCCAGTCACAACAGTTGTTCCAGAAACCACAGCGACTTGAAACAGCGCATCTGGATCATCACAAACATAAGCTGTGATAAAGCCGGTTGTTACTGTTGTGCCGCCAACGAAGTTCTGCTGAAATTGCAGTTGACCTGTTGTTGGGTTAATGAATTCACAACCAAGGAACACGCCAGCGAATCCGCCAGTAGGTTTAGCAGTAGTAGCAGCCGAACGTGCGACAGTACCGTCGTTAACCTTGACAAGCAAATCACCGTTGCCGATGGATGTGGCATAGGCGCTAGCAATACGCATTTTACGCGTAGAACCGGCAAATAGCTGTCCACCGATCAGATTGACCGGCTTTAAGCCATAGGGTTTATCAATAGTAGGGTAAGCCATTTAAGGACTCCTAATGAATTAAATTTAACTTCCTTTTCCGAAAGTAACCTTAGTTTTACGCTCATTGAATAGCGGCATACGCGGGTCATTTTCTCTCATAAAGCTGTGATCTACCGAACGTATCTGAGCATCAGTTTGATTCTGATAGTACTCAGCACGGTCTTCAACCATTTCTGAAGGGGCCTTACAAAGCATCAAACCACCAATCACGATATTGTCTTTAAAGCGGTCATTTTCGACAGCCACTAGATGAATCTCGGGGTGATCCACGGCTTTACATGGTTCCCATCCTTCACGAAGTTTAGAAGAAAAGTTCATAGCATCTGCTTCGCCACGAGTTGAAACTCGTACCCAGTAAAAACTCCAACCATCTTGCGGCAGTGGGCTAGGCAATGTTTCAGGCCGAGACCAAGAGCGTTTACGAGCCGTTGTTTCACGGGTTTGCAATTCACGATTTACACGATTTTCAGCCATGATTATTTCCTCATCTCTTCAGCAACCTTTTGGGCGTATAGTTCAAGTGGTACTCCAAGCCGCTTTGCAATGGCCACCTGCGTTTGCGTCAGTACGATCTTTTTAGGCGCAGTACTACGTGTTGCAGGAGCTACTACATTAGACTTCTTACGTGGCTTTTCTTCCACTTGGTCGGGTTCGTCAAAGGAAAATTCCTCTGGAAAGACCTGCCGCATACGAGAATTTATCTTCTCGTAGTAATCATCACCTCTAGGGTCGAGACCCTGTTTGACCAATTTCTGATGCAACCCTAGCGCAAAACTGGTCATCTCATCGTCTGATCCAAACCATGAGTTAGCTTGTTGCCATCTCACAGCTTTTTCATCAACCGACGGCGCTGGGGTGAATTGTTCCTGTTTTACCACTCTTTCTGGTTCTTGCGCAACAGGAATTTTAAAATTACTTAGCCGGTCAGCTTTGATCTTTACCGACGTAAGTTCTTCCTGAGCTGCAAGTACCGCATCTGAATCGCCAGACTCATACGCTTGCTTGTATTTGTACTTGGCCTGTTCGAGCTCAGCAGCCGTGGCACGCTTGGCTTGATCCAAAAGAATCTCTTGGTTCTTGCCTACCGTTCCTTTGAGTTTGCTGTTCTCTTCCACAAGCTGTTGAGCGATACGCAAAGCTTCTTCTTTCTCTCGGAAAGCTGTCTCTTTTGCGCGACGCTCATCGTGGTAGCCCTTACTAAAATGTTGCAAACGCTTACGAACCTTTTCGGAATAATCCTCTAGTTCTTCGTCTGTTACATTTTCTGGTGGGTCCGACGCCTTACGGTTACGGTCTTTAGCGGGGGTGTCGTCTACGACTTCAATCTCTACATCAGCCTTGGTTTCAATTTCTACCTCAGGCTTTTCGGATTCGCGCCCCTCAATTTCTATCTTGGTGCTTTCACCCTCTGGGTCAGGAAAGCTGAATTCTATTTTTTCCATAATTTTCCTTTGCACGCATTATGCGGATTAGACTGCACGAGTAACACCCTTTGGATCTGGGACGACGGCTTCAATAGAATCGTCATTGAGCAAGCGTAATTCTTGGCCATTGACTTTAAAGCGCGTGCCAGAATTTGGACGAAACATGACAAAATCACCTGCCTTGCACCACGGGCCATTAGGAAAGCGATCTTTATCAGAGTAAGCTTCAGCACCCATATCGAGAACAATGCCCATCGTAGAGAGGATTCGCTCTTCGTTGACTGTGCGCTCTGACTTTACAATCCCAGAATCATACTTTTTCTCAATTGTAGGTAAGGCAATAAGCACCCTATAGCCAACCGGCTTGGGGATCTGTTGTTCCATTTCTTCTTCGGGTACTACGACTTGTTCAGTCATCTTCATCTTCCATAAAGTTACGCATGAGGTCATTTACTTCGCGTTGTGCGACACTTAGACCTTGAATAAGGCCGCACAGATTCTTGTAATGGGCAAACTCTTTACATCCCCCATCAGCAAGGAACTCCATAGCAGAGCGTTTATGCTCGTCAAGCTTTTCATTTAGCACGTCAAAGACGGACTTACCCATTATTAACTCCCGTTTCTAGCCTTGTTTTGTGCCAAGACGGTCTTCATAAGATCTAACTTGGTACGCTGCTCGGCCTGCGTTTGCTGCGAGGATACTCGCGTGTTTTCCTTCTCTAACTCTACTGCTACCTTCATCTTATCTAGCTCTAATCTTTCGTTCGCAAGCGTAATGTCGGCCTGATCTTTCTGAGCCTTACGCTGAACATCTGACTGCTTAACCTGCACTTCTGCTTGCTGCAACTGGAACATTGGATCTTGCTGCTGTTGTTGTGCTTGTTGCTGCGCTGCTTCTGCCTGATGAATCTGAGTCAACTGTTTGCCGGCATCTGCAACCAATCGTGCCAATTGAACTTCAACTTCTTCTGGCAGCTCTGCATCTGGTGCTGGGAGTGGAACACCCAATCTTTCTTCAATCTGCTTGCGATACTTGAACGCCAAGTGTTCGGCAATGTGTGCTTGCAAGGATGACATTAACTGCTGAGCCATAGGGTTCTGGCCAATAGTCTGTGCAATCATTGGGTCTTGCATGAACGATTGGTGCGTTGCAATATGGGCGTCTTGGTCTTGGTAGATAAACGCTTTGACGGGTTTGCCAACAAGGATGGCCATGTTCTCGGATACTGGATCGCGAGGTTTCTGGTCTTCTGTTGTGGGGACTAACTTGTCTGCATTCTTAATACCCAAGACGTCAATCATCTGGCGGTGTAGTTTTGGCAAGTCGTAAATCTGTGGTGCTTGCTGCGCCATTTGAAGTACGGCTTGATACTGGACCACACGTTGCGCCATTGTGCTGCTGTTAGGATCGCTAACAGGAATGACGTCAACCATCTCATAATCTGAGCGGCGAGCAACAATCGGACCCTTCTCGGGCTCGTACTCGTATTCCTCTGGCGCATAGTCGGCAATGATGTTTTTTAAGAGTTTGAACTCTTGTTTCATTGCATAGTGAACACGGGACTGCACTGCGGCCATAGGTTTGAGGGTTCGCTCAAGTAAGGCTAGAGTGGTTCCAACCGGAGCATTGGCGCTCATGTCGGAGATATTCATATCACTAATAGCGCCTAGACGACGGCCTTCTGTGGTGATTTGATTCAGTAAAGACAGCAAGACTTGGCTAGGCTCTTTGTAGGGCATAGTCATGATGTTGTCTTTGATGCTGCCACTTGGGACGTCTACATCACGAAACTCGCCCGGAGCAATCGGTGTGTCATCGCCTTTTACGCGCAGACCACGAGACTTAAGACCACCGGGAAGATTACTAAGAGTGCCAGCATCAACAAGCTGGCGAATAATAGAAGTGCCTGCACGAGCGTACCCTCCAATAATGTGAATCAAACCCATGCCATAGAAACCAAAGCCGGGAACGTATACATAGTGCACAAAGTGTTGGCGCTTTAACTGTAACTCATCATCTGGATTCCAGTTTCTACGGATGGCCAGAATAGTTTCTGTGCCGCGCTCAATCGTAATGACGTAGGGTTTAGCAAGATCATCTTCATCATCAACGCCGGGAATGACGTAATCAATGTGGATCTCGCACAATGAGTAACGATCGTCATCGGTCAGGGTAAACCCGCCCTCTTCGGCTTTTCTTTCTTCGATGTCTGTATGGTAAGTCGTAGGTTCGCCGAGCTCTACATTAGCGTAAAAACCATTGGCTTGAAGTTTTTTAATTTCGTTCTTAGTCTTGCGCATAATGTGAGTAACACGCTCTGCGCTCTCTATGTGCGATGCACCATAAGGAACAATAACGTCTTCTGCCGGAATGTAGATAGATACTTGCCGGTTTAGATTGGGATCAAAGTAAACTTTTTTGAATGCAGACCCCGCCAGACCTAACGAATACAAAGCGCGTTCATGCTCAGGGCGGTACTCTACCATCCGGTCTGTTAATTGATAATTCATATCAGCCTGCACACGCATGGCGGCTTCTTCTTTCTCACGCGTGATCTTGCCGATAATCTGCGTCTTAACAGGTCCTGCCGCAGGGAAGGTCTCTGACATAGCTTCGGCTTGGAAACGAATGGCCGCTTCTGCTAGGACGGTAGAGTAAACGCCGCACGCATTTTGCCAAGGCTCTGTACGCTCTTCGTATTTGAAACCGAGAACATCCAAGCCCTTAACGTAAGTATCTGCCCAGTCTTTGCGGCTGTTGACGTCTTGCTCAACCATTGAGAGAAGCTCGGAGGCCAAGGACTGTAACTCGCCGTCATCCATCTCGTCGGCTAAGTTTGAATCAAATTCGTCGTCCATCTCATCCTCAGGGATGAGCGTAATCTCGACGCTACCATCAGAAAGAGTCACTATATCCGGATTAACTATTTCAATCTCAAGCTCAGGCGTATCTTCTAAATTCTCTTCGATGCCCATTGGTGCCGCGTACAAGCCTTTTTCCATAATCTATCCTTAGTAATAAGCGCCGCGACGCCTAAATTGTCTTGGTTCATCTGGCTCATCTGTTTCTAAACGAATGAAACCACCTTTTCTAAATCGCAAGAGGGCCTGGCTGCAATTATGAACCAAAATGCCATTGGCATAATAGCAGTGTTCGCCCTCAACCGTTATGTCATACACGTTCTGAATAGAATGGGTGTTTTGTACGAGATTTACCTGTTCTATATTTAGACTCTGCTGACTGGCACCTAGAGGAACAATATTTTTTAAGCGCAATCTTTGCCATAGTAATACTGCCACACCAAATGCACGTTGTTTCAAATTCAACAAATACTTTTGGAACGCCCCAAGTTTTTCCGATTGAGTTTTTTGCGTGCTCTTTGTGCCAAGCAACCCCAGCTTCCGATGAATGCCATGCTGCGGCACTAGATCTAATGAGAGCAAGGTGGGCCAAGTGCTTGGGCGTTTTGCTTCTTTCAGAAAGCTCATCTGCGTGTTCTTGTTTATGGACGCCCCTTGGTAAGCACTCCAAGTTTGAGATGTCATTGTTGCTGGTGTCTCTGTCGATGTGGTGTATTTCGTATCCTTCTGGAATAACCCCGTTATGGTATATCCAGACATCTTTGTGCAACCTACTCCCTGCCCTTGAAAAATACTTACGGTGCGCGAGATTTTTGCTTTCAGGGTATCTATTGTATTTGCGACCATTAAAAACAACGGATTCAGAGGTAACATTATTTTGCTTAACAAACGACATGAAATATCTCCTTTAAAGATATATCCATTGTAGTTTGTTTGACTCAAGCAATCCACTCTTATCCATCCTTTTTGCGTTTTAATTTTATGGTTAGCCGTTGCAAAAATTACACAACTCCCAACCTGTACTTGCCACACTTCTTTTTTCCCGTTATCAAATACCGCACTTACTCTTCTTGATCCGTTTGGCGTCATCACAAAATCATTAACCGTAACTTCTTTAATCTTTTTATAAGAAAAATTGGCCATTAAAACTAAAGTATCGCCAACAAGACATGAATCAACAAAATCGTCATGTTGAGCATTAGGGAATGCCGCTAACTCTTCGATGACTTCTTCTGCCCATCTTTTAGGGGGCGCCCATACTTTTCCTGATGCAAACAAATCTGATATAGCGTTCACCCGCACAATCTTATCATTACCCCTTGTCGGCGTAAACTCTTGAACAGGTATGCCCATAGCCCGTAATTCATAAATAAGAGGAG